GTGATATCCTCTGGCAGATAGAGAAGTCTATCTACGATGGGGATGTCGTGCCAAAGCATGGGCCAGGAGCCACTGCTGATAGAATCCGCGGAAACGCAAAATTCCGTCAGCAAGTGTGGACTGAGCGCTTGGAAGAAGTCTTCCCATATGGGGAGTTCCTCCTTCCAAACTGGCGTTACTACAACGCCAGTCGTGTAACACACCTCACACCCGGGACTGAGATCCCTGTTAGGGTGATCTCCGTCCCTAAAACGCAGAAAACACCACGAATCATAGCTATTGAGCCTACCGCTGTACAGTATGTACAACAGGGGATCATGGCTTTGCTCGTGGCCGGTATTGGAAGGCATAACTACCTTTCTAGTATCGTCGGTTTCGCTGATCAAGATGTAAATCAAAGATTAGCGAAGAAGGGTTCCATTGACGGATCCCTCGCTACCCTCGATCTTTCAGAGGCTAGCGACCGTGTTTCCTGGCAGCGCTTAAGGACCTTTTTGCTCCCTATATCTGGCTTAGCCAGGCTATAGATGCAACTAGGTCCCGTAGTGCTGACGTGCCTGGTTATGGTATACATACCATTTCCAAGTACGCGTCTATGGGCTCTGCTCTCTGTTTCCCCATTGAGGCAATGGTCTTCACGACCATTATCTTTATGGCGATAGAAAGGGAGCAAAGGATGCCTGTTTGTGGTACGAAACGCATGAAAGCGTTTCGCCACGTGGTGCGCGTCTATGGGGATGATATTATCATTCCTGTAGAATATGTGCATAGCGTTGTTGAATTGCTAGAGGCCTTTGGTCTCAAAGTCAATTCACATAAGTCTTTCTGGACTGGGAAGTTCAGAGAGTCTTGTGGGAAGGAGTATTATGACGGAAAGGACGTATCATACGTCAAATGCCGTCGAATGCTCCCTACGCAACGCAAGCACGTCCCGGAGATTATCTCTGCTGTTTCTCTGCGAAATCAGCTTTTCGAAGCTGGATTCGCAGATACAGTAGAGTGGCTCGACAATCTCATCGAAGGGTTGATTCCCTTTCCTGAGGTTGAACGAACCTCTCCCGCGCTGGGTAAACACACATGGGGGCCAGTAACTGGAACCCGTATGTGTCCTAACCTACAACGCCCCTTAGTTAAGGGCGTCAAGGTTAAGAGTGTTCTTCCAAAAGATATTCTGGATGAACATTTTGCTCTGCTTAAGTTTTTCCTCAAGCAAGGCGATGAGCCTTATGCGAGGGATCAC